CATCTTTTTTATCAAAATGTTTTTTCATACTTTCTATATTTCTTACATCATCATCTGAAAAACCAATAAAGGGTGTAAAATAATTTCCTATTTTATTTTTCATAAATGCTTTTTTCTGTAGTTGGTGTGACATTCTTTTAACATATCTTATAAACTCCTCCATTGCATCAATTTTTCCTTGTTCAGGATTTGTTGCCGATCCTTCTCCGAACGAAACTGGATGGAACCTACACATATCTAAATAACTTTTAATAAGTTCGTCATTTGACATATCATCTTCATCTGCAAGATTTCTATATTTTTTTAAATTTTTAACAAGTTCCGTTGAACTTAATCCATATTTATTACTTTTAATTAGTCTATATACAGCTTCTTTTAATATTGAAGGTGTATGTCCTCTTGCTGTAACGATCGCAAAAATTGACCCTTTATTAATTGCTTCCACAAAATCATCCCAGGCCGGTCCTATTGGTGCTTTCATTGAGTCCTCTAAAAATTTTTTATCTCCGGTAACTCTAAAATCTCTAAAAGGTTCTTTATCAAAATCAACTATCGTATGACCTTCATATTTAAATTCCTTTTTTCCAATGTCTGTTCTATGTTCAGCAAAATCTTCAGTTGACATCCCGACACTTCTACCTTTATCGTCTTTTAAATAAATTTTTGTTGGCATAAACATAAGATTATCATCCCAATCAAAAGCATAGTATTTCATTATAGGTGAATTTTGGTCATCTATAATTTCATTAATTAATCTTTTAACTATTTTTTTGTAATTCATATTAATAAATATTACGTTAAATAAAAAATGGGGATCACTGACCCCCATTTTCCTATTTTTTTAAATTTATCATACATCTTCAAACGAAGCTCCGGTTGGAGTAATAAGGAATGTAATGTCAATAAATTCAAGAGATCTTGTTGGTTTGATGTATATTTTACCAACTAGTTGATTTCTATCTAAATCTTCGGTGTCACTTGAAACTGTAACTCTAAAGTCATATAAACCTCTATCTCTTCTGATTGCATCTAAGATTGGATTAACTGCGTTTAAGAAATCTTGTCTTACTTGTTCATCGTTTTGATCAAATAACAACCTTACTGAAACTGCAGAAATCAATTTACGAGCTTGTAGTAACAATCTTCTTACATTAATTCTATCAAGAGCAGATTCTCTTACTTGTAGAGTTTTGTTACCCCAGATTACGGTACCAACATCGGCAAACGTAGCAATTGGGTTTAGTCTTCCAACATAAAGAACGTCTCTATCTTCTTGAGTCAACTTCTTACGTGCTTTTATTGAATTTACAAGACCTCTTGTATAACCAGCTGCCGCAAACCAAGGGAATGCAATATTATCAGTAAGGGCCAAGTTTCTTGTAACCTCAGCTGTTGCTGGAATATAGATTTGTGTATTGTTTACACTATCTCTTGTTAATACCCAAGGGTAGTAAGTTGCCGTGTAGTTAGAATCAATTCCAGTTTGCTCAAGGTTGTCAACAGCTTCTTGAGGGTAAATTAAATTATCACCTTCAGTTGTTGATGCTACAAACATATTGTAATCAGGAGTTGTTGCAATATACAATGAATCAGCTCTTTCATTTTCAATCATATCAATTGTAGCTTCAACTAAGTCACTATTATTTACATAATCAATTCCTGGAGATACAAATACATTGATATTAACAGCTTCTGGGTTTGCAAATGTTTTAATTCCTAACAAATATGCGTAGTAGTCAGTGTTTGCATAATCAACAGTTCCATCACCGATTGTGATTTGTTTAAATGCACCCCATCCTTTTGCTGTTGGGTATCTATCAGATACACAAGCACCATTTAAGAATCCTTGACGACCTAACACATATCTATCACCATTTGTTCTATATTCTCTATAGATATCCCATCCGTCAAATCCACCATTAACAAGTAAAGTGAATTTTCTTGAGAATAATCTGTAGTATGGACTATTAATATCTGTTGGTTCAGAAGAGAACGATGCAGCACCTACATAATATTTTGGTGTTCCACTTGTTGCAAATCCACTAGAAATTGTAATACCACTAGCAAACTGGTCCATATGGAATCCTCTTGTTCTGTAAGACCATTCATTACCTTCTAAATCACAAGTTGTTAAAGGGTTTCTTTTTCCTTTATATTCAAAGAAACTTGTATCAAAACCAATACTATTTGAAAATCCTAAATAGGTTCTTCTAACATTATCACCAGAAGATCTGATAGCATCATCACCACCTGATGATAAACCAAACGGTGGATTATAAATTACTTCACCTGGGAAGTCATATTTAGTTTTATAAATTGGGAACGGTGATTTAACTCCAGCATATTCTCTAAATGAATAACCTTCAAAACCACAAGGTATTGAGTCAACTGGAGCGTCTTCGTTTATTTCAACCATGATGTATTTAGAATTCAATTCATATTCACCATCTAATGTTCCAATCTTTTTAGCGACAAAGTTATTTTGTGATGGGTCCATTGAACAGTTTGTAAATTTCTCAAGAACAACTGGGTTTGAATCAACATCAAAATAATCTCTAACTAATATATCAAATGTTCTATTTGCAAAAGATAAATTAATAAATGAGATTTTTACTTCAGAATTTGCTGTGTTACCATCAGAAATTGTATAGAATTTAAATAGGTTAAAAGTTTTTGTACCTCTTAATTCTGATACAACCCAAGGTGAACTTGGTGATTGATATTTATCTAAATACCACCCAATAGATTGTGGATCAGCACTTTGTGCTGAATCAAGAGCTGTAAATTCAGAACTTAATCCCCTAATAAATCCTTTTCTCCAACCGTAGTTTAAAAGAGCTTGATATCTCTCCTCTAAGAATAATGGTGTAGATTGTCTTGGCTTACCAAAGTTTGTACCGCCAAATACTTTTGCAATATATTGAGAATCTGATTGGGCAAAAGATGTCTCAAAAATAAAACTTGTTCCAGAATCATTTGTTACATTAATAGCAAATGGTAAATATGGGTTTTTAAGAACACCAACATATTGTCCAGTCATATTTAAATTAACATTTGAAATGTTAGATACCTCATAAACAGGGTTGTTTTCATCTGAATATGTTGCAATACCTCTTGATCTTAATGTTCCAACAACTAAATCATCATAATCATTAAATGGTGTTCCACTGTAGTAATACACTTTAACTCTAACTGTTCCAGAAAAACAATCAACATTAACCGGAGTTGGTGTTGGAGTTGGAGAAACAAATGGTGTCGGTGTGATACAAGGATTTACCGGAGATGCTGATGGTGTTGGGGTTGGTGTTAATGTTGTAGATGTTGTTGTAACAGGTACAATCATTTCTAAATCTTCTATATATGTAAAGAATGAGAATCCTGAATATGAACCACCACCGATATTATCAAATAATGAGTAATACCAAGCATCATTGAAAGGTGATGTATAGTCTGTTAAATCACTTGAAACAGAAGGTACATCAAATACATTTGTTTCAGCAGAAAATACTGTTGATAATGTATCATAATCTTCTCCCCAAATTGACCCAAAATAACTAATTGTACTATCTTTTGTAGTAAAAGGATCAACACTTGTGATTACATCACTAATTAAACTCTTAATATCATTATCAAGGGTATCAACTGTTCCGTCAAAACTTTCATACTGTTCATCAAGGATACTTTCAATCTCACTTGAAAAACTTGTTTCAAATGTAATTGTGTCAGTACCACTTGTACATCCAGTAAATGTTACGGTATAAGTGATAGCACTTGGGATAACACAAATTGTGTCACACACATTAGTTGGATCTGTTACCGCGCTGAAACATAAAAAATCAACAGTTGTTGGATCTACGTTTGCTTTTGTAACAATTGACCAAGATGGTCCAGCATCATAACCAGATAATCCAAGGATTCTTGTTACAAATAATTGATTTGATTGTTGTAAATAAGCTTTTGCTATATATGAAGCTTCATACTTAGGGATTTGCGTATTGATAAATTTTTCAGGAGATGTTCCGCCAAAGTAGGTTTGATACTCGTCGTAATTTCTTACGAAGATAGGTTCAAATGCAGGGCCTTTTATAGTTTCCCCCGCAATACCTAGAGTTGTAACACCAACACTTTGTGCTACAAAACTTAAAT